TATATTTATTTATTGAAGCCAAATAATATGGTTCAACAGATATATGATTCCCTTCTGAATCAAATAAATGGTCAATATATTCGATTTCTACTTCTATTTTATTTGGTTTCTGTTGTGCCATGTTATTTATGTCTTGGTTTTTTATAATTTAATGTATACATTTTACGATACTTACCTCTTTTCTTATACGTCTTGTTTTTAATATCTATTAGCTTTAATTCATGTTTTAAATTAGGAGACATAAAACAATTTACTAAATATGTGTACCCAACTAATGTCTGTTGTGCCATGTTATTTAGATTTAGCGTCTTTATATGCAAATATTGGAGATTTACCTTTCTTTAATCCTTCATAGAAGGAATTTAATTTCTTTCTATTAAACAATTCCCACCAACATAAAGTAAATAATTGTTTATAATTAAGATACTCAAAAACTTCATACAAATAAGCGTTTTTGTTTTTCTGTTGTGCCATGTTATTTCTGTTTTAGTTAAAATAAAGACAATTTATTTTCGTTTTTTAATAAATATTCATCCAGCTTTTTCAATTTAACAAACAACTGCCTTTCAAATCCCTCTTGCTTAAAATGTAAATAACTTCCGCTTGAAACAATTACAGAAACAGGCACTAATCTTTCTCCATTATCATCAATCAATAATACGTTATCAAATTTAGTTGCATTTTTTATTAAATGTTCGTTAAAACCATAGCTTAAGTTTTTCTGGAACAAATGCCTTGACCTTATTCTTTTAATCTGCAAGTATCTTTCTTTGTGAAATATCTTTCCAATAGTTCTTGCGTGGCTTTCGGTAGCCAATTTTAATGCTACGGAAGAATATCCGGGTGTTTCTTCAACTATAAAGTAATTACCTTGCTTGTCTGGTGGAGATGTTTTTGTCATAACCCTCTTTTTTTATGAAACAACTTAAGATATTCCCTTGCCGTTTTTACCTTTGATTCTACCAATTCAACTACACTATCATCAAAATCTATGTCGTACTTGATTACCCTTTCGTTCACCGGTATATCATCGTATTTTAATATTCTTTCCAATTTCGCTGCTTCAATTAAATATTCTGGGCTTTCCTCCGAAATAACATCTAATCTTTTCAACAAATAATATTTTTCCGTTTCAACCAAATGGTCTGGCATATTTGATAAGCAATACACCAAAGATGCTTTTCTCCTCTTGGTCAACATCATATAACCTTGTAATTGCCACCAATAAACCTTATTTATCTTTGAATCTACATTGGCAAGAAATGTCCATATATCGTATGAAGATTTTATGTCTATTACCAATTCATCGGTTATGATGTCAGGAGTGCCGCTTATAAATTCGTTTTCATATTTAACTTCATTCTTTTGATAAAGCACACCATCGTACATTGACAAGGTAGTAATTGAATCATCTTCTACCAATACACCCTTTTTCATTGGCTTTGATTGTACTTCTTTTTCCCTGCCATACACAGCTTTTGCGTAAACCTCTACAAGCATTGTTTCTGCAGTTTCGGACAAAGCCCCAGCCTTTTTGTCTGCGACACTTTTAGGTTCTGTCATTAACTTACCCAAAGAAGAACATCTTATTTTTACGTTTTCAAACATTGTATTTGTATTTCTTTATAATTAAATGAAGTTTTTCTTGATATGCGTTTTTCAACTCTACATCTGACATACATAGCAGCTTGTATGTTTCCAACTCATCAGCAGTTGTGCATTTACCAATTTGCTCTAAAATCTTTTCTTTGGTAGTTTTCTTTGATTCTTTTTCTAATTGAACTACGGGCAATTCGTTGTTTTCTATTCCCCTGTTTAAGTCCTTGCCAAATACTTTGCCTATTTTCTTTGCTGCATTTTTAAAAGCCATAGAAGCGGCTTTTGGAGTAATCAATGTTAATTGCTTTGTGTTGGCAGCATATTCACTTGCTATTCCGAAAACAGCATATTGCTCTGTGACTTTTTTCCAATACAATAATTCAACCGTAACGGTTACAGAAAAGCCCACCTTATCGCTGACTATTTTAGTGTCAACAATACGATAATTCCATTGAAAGAAATAATCCATCAAATCTTCAATCAACTCAATGTCGTTAAACTGATATTCAGTACCTGTTACTTCTGACTTCTTTGTTTTAATCCAATCTTTGTGTTGTGGAGAAGTTATTCCAAAACCAATTAAATTACTTGCATACTCTTGTACAGTCATAAAAAAATATTAAAAGTTAAAAAATACACCTTAAAACTTACACCAAATTACTTCAGTCGCTTAACGCTTGTAACCTTTTCATCAACTTTCAAAACACCAAACTTTTTGTCTGAATTACCAAATTCTTTTTTTACCCGGCTAACAGTTACCATAACTACCATATAGCCGTAGTTTACTTCAACGGATTCGTTTACTTCCAAATTTTGAAGAACAAATGCCAATGATTTCTTTGCCATAGCGATTTTTTTTGTAAATTTAATTAATTTATTTAATTAAATTAAAATTTTTTTAAAACCCCCAAATACCAATTACCTATTTTTATGCCTTTTGTATACCCGTTTCTTTCGCTAAAAGACAATGAGTGAGTGCCTGTATCTTTCCAATACAATCCAATGCCAAAAATTCTAAAAAAACCAAATCTGTTAAAATAACAATAATAAAATGCCATAGTTAGATAGAAATTGTTTATTTTAATTCTTTTGGTTTGAATATCGCTACAATTTTACCCTTATACAATGCAAGTGCTTCTTGTTTGCTTTCCGCTGGATAAAAGGATATATCTCCGTTTTCGTAGTTCACTTGAACAACGCATGGGTTTTGAGAAGTTGGAAGGAAAATTTGCTCTACCATTTATTAAGAGTTTAGTATTGATTGCGGAATATTACGATGTTCTTTTCTATTTTTCATTCCCCAATTATAATCTATCAAATAATTATGAGAATTACCAATTAAATCATATTTGTCTTTACTAAATGATAACTTCAAAAATGTTCTCATTCCTACTTCTGTAACAGAGGCAACCTTATGTATGTTATATTGATTTAATCGCAATAACCGATTTTCTCCATATGTAACATTATGAAAAGGCATAGCTTGGTTTTCCATTTCCTCCATCGAAAGCAAATCATCTAATGGCAATTCAAATTCAGTTCTATTAAAAATTGTAGGGTACTTGTCGCACCAAATATAATTTATATCATCAGTTAAGAACCCATCAGAGTGCCATCCAGTTCTGTTAAAAGAACAATTAGGCATTTGATATAAATGTTTTGCAGTTAAATAAACGTATGAATTTACATAATTATCTAACCCAAATTCACCTATATAATCACAACAAATTGCACCAATCAATTTATCAAAGCACCTTAAGCGTTCCTCATAAATTGGTTGTGTTTGCTCTATCATTTTTATAGGCAAATATTGATAGAACATCATTTCATTACATTCTACTTCAAATATTCCTAATGGTTTTGGAAGTTCACCGTATCTCATAGTGAATTTATTTGAGCTGTTTCAAATGTATTTTCAAAAACATAAAGACACAATTCCTGCATAATAAAAAGCTTACAAGTGCCTAAATAATTAAGTCTATTAATAGGAGTTTCAATAACTTGACCTGTTTTATAAAACTCTAAGCATCTTTTTTCTTTTGGATGATTTTCATCTGTATTTACTATTGCCCACAAAAAGAATAGACCATCAACATCTTCTACTCTTATTATTTTGGAATCTTTAGGTAACTCAATAATATATTTTTCTTTTGTAGGTATTGAGTATTTATAAATTTTATACATTTGTTAATTTTAGATTAGTTTAGAAATTTTTGTTTTAATTGTGTTCAAAATACCAACTCAGAGATTATCCCTGCAAAAACTTCTTTTTTGCTTGATTCACCTTTGACCTATATTCAATAATCAAAGATTTAAGCTCACTGATAGTTGGTTTTGATATTTGTCTTGATATTTCTCTTAAATAATCTACTGTTCCACTTTTTTCCTCATTCAGCTTATTTTCAAATACTGACAAGTTCCCATTCAGCATACAATTATCGTGTTCACTTTGCGGTCTACAGTTCAACTCTAACCACCTTGTAGATAAATTGCTTCTGGATATGAAATGTCCACATTGAATTTGCTTCCAATGGTACTTTTTCCCCGAAGTAAAACATTCTACCATTCCACTTGTGTCAGCGTATTTTATTCTAATGTAAACTGAAAAAACTTGGTCTAAATCAGATACAAGATTTGAAAAACTTTCCCTATCATCACTATCCTCATAATCTTCAATTCTTTTTTGTGTATCTTCAATGGTCGCACAACTTTTACACCT